TAACCGACTGACCAGTGCCCTATAATACTAAGGTAATCAAGGGACGGCACCGATGACTTTCGACTTTGAAACCGAGTACCACTGGGGTGCTCTGATGGTCAAACTGGTTCCTATGTTTGGTTTTAAGTCTTATGAAGCAGCAAACGACCGTGAACTTATCTGGGTCTATGATGTGAATCAACCTGATAACGGTTATCACGTCCCTGCCTGTAATCTTTCCAATTATTCTTATTGATTCCAATTAAAAACCGATTTATAATAGGTAAATTGTCTATGAATGCTTTAGAAGAAGTGTGTGTGAAAGTTGATCCCAACTTTGAACCTGCTCTGGTTCCTGGTCAGGTGAGAAGAATTTATGTAATGCAGTTTCCTGCCTACATTCGTGGAGCATTGAGCGGTGATTATCCGTATTCTTTTTTCATTGGACAAACAGATCCTGCTAGAGGTTGGGTAATTCAGGGTGAGTATCTTGTGAGATGGGATGATAATGATTACTCAAAGTGTCCAGAAAAACCAAAACTTTTAACATATATTGATGTTCATCCTGACATTGAGGATTCTGAGATTCGCAAATTGATGCGAAAGTATGGATGGGTGAAAGAACTCAGCGAATATCCTGGATATGGTGCTTATGAGATGATTATGCACCCGACTGTAAAGGATATAGATATTGGCGTTCGTCAGGTATTGGTCGAAGCAAAAAAGTTAGATGAATACTATAGAGACTTTGAACGTAAGTTTCATAAGAGTCCTGTCAAGAAGAAGGGTAAGGTTAAGAAGAGAGAAGATGAGATGTATCGCATTCCTGATAGAGAGTTATTGATGGATATGTGTGACGACATATTGACACATGTTGAAAAAGATGCTAAAATATATGTCATTAAAGATGCACATGGTCAGATCTGCGACTATCTCATCTCTAAAGGATATACCAATCTATATACAGAAAAGTCATATAAGTATTTCCCTAAGGGTGAGATTGCAATTAGTTCTGGTCTTGATGTTGTTACCCTACTCACAGATAATCAGATAGAGAAAATGAAAAAAGATTTTGATGTAACTCTTGGTAACCCACCATATCAGGACAGTAAGAATAATGACATTGCATCTAATCTGTGGTCTAAGTTCTGGGTGAAAGCTCTAGAACTGACCAAGGATGATGGTATTGTATCACTCATCACTCCGTTCAGTTGGTGTTCACCATCTCAGGACTTTAAGAAGATTGCGGATGCCTATGATGGAGATCGTCGTCTGTGGGATACATTCAATCGATTCACATCTATTGCAGATGTTGAGAACGTGGCACAGTATTTTAATGGTGTTGGATCTACCTTCAGTCGTGTGACCGTTTATAAGTCAGGCAATGAAGGTTTATCGTTCACCAATAAAGAATCCAATGTATATCTTGAACTTGGATTTCATCCCAAGTCTGGTAATCCGACTGAGATTTTTCCATTCTTTGATATGGAGAACAATCTAAAGAAGTATTTCAAGATGGATGAAGAGGGTCGTCCTGGATTGAAAGTATCGGTTCCCAAGACCAAGTTATTTGATAAACCAGGTCAAGAAGAACGTGTGCAGATTCTAAAGTCTAAAGAAGTAGGAACTGCTGGTTCTTCTGATCCACGCAACTATTTCTACATTTATGTGGATGATGAGGAACAGGCACGGGTAGTGAAGAATGTTATTCTTGATGCCAAGGATATTATTTGTAAGCACTGTCGTTGGGCTGGATTTCTAAATCTGAAGGTGGTAGAATATCTAAAGTATGTTCCAGAGAGTAATGTCCTTTTCCAAGAATAAGCACAATGAGTTAGTCGGATCGGAGATTGAACGTTCCGATGATCGTATTGATGCGACTGGGGAAGTATTCACCCCAATGGAACTATGTCGCATAATGGTAGCAGAGATTCCTGAAAAAATCATGAAGAATCCTAATTCCACATTTTTAGATAATTCTGCTGGTAGTGGGAACTTTCTGGTGGCACTGCGTGATGAATTGGTGAAGTATCATGATCTTGAGCACGTTCTGAACAATATGTTGTATTGTGTTGAACTGATGGAGGACAATCATGCAGAAATCTGTAAGAGATTGGGTGTAAGTACTGATCATCCACACTATGTCTGTGACAATGCGATGACTTATGACTATGGATTCGGTGAATTGGTTGGTACTGAGGCACTGTGTGGTAAATCTTCTAAAATTACTGGAACTCCACCAACACCACCATCTCATGAACCAAGTCGTGCCGTGATTCAGTGGTGACAATCCTAGAACTGTCCACTCTGCCCCTGACTCTGCCCAACTCTGCCCTATAATACTAAGGTAATCAAGGGACGGAACCCTCCATGGGCAACACTCACGTTTTCTACAAGGTTGAGATCGACACCAAGGATGCAGTGCAACCCATCATCTACTTCCGCAGTGCCAAGCGTTGTAAGACTGCCAAAGGTGCCGACCGTCAGCACAATCGCATGGTGAATGAGACTGTGGAAGCATGGCGTCAGTTTGATGGTCAGATCCTTCGATACACCGTCTCCCGTGTGCCAGCTGACGTAGTGGTCCATGGGGACATCCGTTGACCCCTTTCTGCTCTATAATAAGTTCATCAACGCAAGACACCCCATGCAACTCCAGACTTCTGCCACTCAAGTTGATTTTTATCCCGTTGGCACCGGTAAGCGTTTTGTGAAACGTGTCATCTGGCACCCCACTGAAGAACTCTCTCAGCAGATGACTTCTTTCACCACCCGCACCAAGTCTGATGCAATGTATGACATCAATCAGTATCTTGCCAATGGTGCGACTGTTGTTGATTTTAATCTTGAAGAATACAAAGGTGATGACTATTCTCCCGTCTACTGCTGAAAAAAACAAGGAGTTTGTTGATTTTCTGTTTGGCAAACTTCTTTCTCATGTTGACACTGACATGATTGATTTACAGGATGATGATTCGTGCTGTGATCATCTTCAATTTGAACAACTCTCTCTTTTCTGATGAACGTGAATTTTTCTGGTGTATTTCTGACTGTTGAGGGGCACGGATGTGTCTACACTGTTTGCACTGAAGGAGAACTTTTTTGTGCTCCAATACTTCAAGGAGGTGCGGTTGATTTTAATGAGTTTGATATAGTTGACTTTTGGGAATCTGATGTTGATGCAGAAGCACTAGAGAAGATTCAGAGCACATTGATTGATATGATGCAATGTGCCGGACTTTATTTCAAGCAACCACTGACAGTATGAAAATGAAAAGCATTTCAGTTGAACGTCTTGAGTATATGATAGAGAGACTTGAGAATGCGGTTAAGGTATGTTATACCGCACCTGAGGATAAGGAAAAAGGTTATCCTTATGCCGCTGGTTATGCACGTTCTTGTTTGCAAGAGACTGCCGAACAACTGAAGGAACTGATCAACAACGAAACCGGAGATTTGTACTGATGACTGCTATCACACCGATGACGAATCCTACTCTGTGGTATTCATGGTATGAAATTGTAAAGGAGGATGCACCTGAAGTTTTGGATGAATTTCTAGAGAACACTGCTGCAAAGATGGAGTTACCGGTTGATTATTTGATGCAGGAGTTTTTATGAAAGAGAAAGAGAAGTTAGTGATTGCCCAACAGCAAGTTTCAAATCTGATAAGTTTACTAGAAAATAATCCATATGAGCAGTATTTAAACTTAAGACTTACATCAGTTTATTATGAACTCGAAAGACAAATTTCTTTATATTCTTGATTACTGGGTACCATTTCCTGTATCTGAGTATGGTGGATTGATTACATTAATTGCGGAGAGTGATCAGGATGCATTTGATATTTTATCAAATGAGGAGCAATTAGAGAGTGATTATGGACATTTAATGATGGAAAAGATTATCAATGCAACGAAGTTAAAGTTGGCGGAAGAACATGAATCTGGTATAATAGATGTATTCTGTACTTAATCAAATGGCACAAGGTTTTACGATTAAAGAAAATCAACCAAAACTTTATAAGATTGAAGAAGAATACACAACAGGATGGGTATTGATTCAAACAAACCTTACACAAGAACAATGTAAGAAGCAATATGATTCACTGATAAATGATGGTGTTTCACCACAACGAATTAAGATTACTCGAATTTTATGATTGAATTTCCACATCAATCTCCAAAAGGTTATTCTTATGAGATTCAACAGTTCAAGCGTTATGTATATGCTATTTGGATTGTTAATCACGGGGAGTTTTCTTATACAGATACACCTCCTAAATCAATCTGGGGATTCTATTCATCAAAGAAGAAAGAGTATTATGCTCCCATCGATGCAAAGAAAGTTGGAGCAATAGTTCAAATTGAAGATACAACTCCTTATAGTGCAATGCAACTCAAACTCACACCATTAGAACAATGTATGTACCAGAAATAGATGATTATGTTGTATGGAAACAGAAACACTTTATTGATGAAGGATGGGTGTATTTCAAGTGTCCGCAGTATATTACGATTGAAGTTGGAACAAAAGATAAACCAGATGAATTAGTATCCAAACATAAGAAGACTCATATACTTGTAGTTTGTCAATCACAGTATTGGAAAGATCTTGAATATGTCAAGAATCGAAGAAATGAAGAAGATACTTAAGAACATCGATAGTGGTACTTATTCCTTATACCAATAAAAACCTTTCCAACTATACTTACGGGGATTGTTTAATGATTTTCTTAAACCACTATCACTTATATTTCCACCATGAATACGGACTGCTTCACTAATACTTTTATATGTGGTTGTTCTTAACCAGTTGATTTTATGGATACCATATACACTTGTATGACGTTTAGATGGTTCTAATCTCTTCCATAAGTAACCGTATGCTTTATATCCATTATCTGCCGCACGAATAATATTACCACATTTTTTTCTATTATTAGTTAATTCTATTGCAGCTTCACTTGCACTCTCCCATATTCTTTCTTCACCAGTTTCTATATTAACACTCATAAGTTGTGCTCTAAAATGTTTACCATTACCACGATTTTCTTCTAAATGAAATCCCCATTCTTTATTATTAGGTAATGGTTCTTCTATTATAGGAGTATTATCTTTATGTTCAGTCTCTTCAATAGTATTATTAGTATTATATCCTTCTGCACTTTCAAAGGTATTATATTCTTTAATAAAATATTGTTCTCTTTCATCTAACTTATTCACATCACATTCTTCTATTTCTCTTATCATAAAGTTGTGATTTCCGTGTTTTCTCATAGCACGATGTAATGGATATGGACTCATGCGTCTAGATTCATCAATATGTTGTTTCCATCTGTTATTCACGGTTTGAGTTGTCTGTCCGACGTAT